AGCGGCGGCAGCGGCAGCGGCGGAAGAAGCGGCACCAGCCTTGGTAGCCGCGATAGAAAGAGAGATAGGATCATGGTAGAGCCGAAAACCATCGAACCCATACCCGTTGTATTTATTGCGGATCATAAGTAGTTACTCCTATCACATCTTAGCCGGATTGTACCGTTTTCTTCGCCCAATTTGACAAATCCTAGCCGCTCACAGAAGCGTAAACCTGCCGGATTGTCTGCCTGTACCGTGGTCATCGCAAAACCATACTTACCTATGACCCCGCCCAATATTTCTTTGATGTAAGGCCGGATTGAAGCTCTGGGCTTTTCCCCATACCCTACATGTAATTCGTTCTCTTTTATTAACACACCACCAATAATTTGCCCGTCTTCATGAAGGGGCACCACTGACCATAGCCTTAGCATCTGTACAAATTCTTCTAATGCAAAAGGGGCGCGTCCTCTGACGGACTTGTACACTAACTTAATAGTGGCGTCCCGTTCGGTCATACTTTTATCTTTATTACATTGTCTGCGGTAGTGTCGCGGTATAAGTCCCCCACCCGCATATTGGCTAAATCCGCTTGAGTAGGCAAACTTGCGACCCTTACCCCTGTTGCCTGATTGATCACGCTAAAGTTCATAGCGGACACGATTTGGTTCAGGTTTATGACCTGTGTGGATGCTGCGCTAGGGCCGGGGTTGTCTAGCTGCTGAAAGTAAAGCCTGAGAATGTTTAATAGCTGATCCATGTACTGCCGGTCGTATTCGACGGGCGCATAAGGCAGCGCCGGGGCTCTTGTTGTACCGGTTGACATTCTTATCTCCTACCGTCTGGACGCACATCCATACTAGGCGTACCCAACTGCCACTGAGTGCCAAGCGTGTTGGACTCTATTTTGAAAGCCATCTGCCTGCCGCGAACGCGTGTGTACACAATCTGCGTAAACTGCTGTACCTCGTAAGTGTTCGCATCCGCATAGTTATTTTCAGTTATAACCAATGGACTGTCCTCTGGCCCGTAAGCCGAACCCGGGTTTCTACGTGGGAGAACTGTAAAATCCACCCGTGGGGTTGTAGCACCTTGAACAATATTAGACCCGTCAAAAGTAATATCCGGCACCATACGCCACACAAACCCGTAGTTATGCCCGTCACCAATGTCAAAGTCAGATGACTGAATGTAGGCATTGATGGCTTGAGGCGCGTTTGTAGAGTTGTTGTTAACCCCTGTCTCATGAAACACAAGGCGATTAACGTCTGGGTCAGCAGCCATAGGAGCACCGCGCAACGGACTATCCAACCAAGCCGTACGACTTAACGTGCCGTAATACCACACACGGTCAAGGTGGTTGTAAATGACGTATCTGTCATTGATTTCTGAACCAGCCGAGCAGTAGTGCCACCACACCTCGTTGAAGCCCTCATTAGTACCAGCAACCACTTGGTAGAACTGATCGCGATTAATGTCGCTATACACGAATTGACGAAGCGTAGATGGCAGCGTTTCTACCCGACCAGCGTACATATAAAACTTGTCGGTGCCCATCCAATACACCACGCCGTTGACTGTCGCCATAGCATTTGGACTGCAAATAGAAATGTTGTCCGCTAAAATATTAAAGTTCCAGACAAACGGCGGCCCAGCGTACTGCATGGAATACATAGCTGTATCTGTCCATACCAGATTTTCTTGACGGGTCTGCAACGCGCCAATAATCAAAGAGCCGTGAGACAGTCGATAGCTACCCGCCTGATTCGTAATTGCTGGGTTCCAATCCGCATAGTCTTCAGACACAGACCAGCGATTAAGCAGGGGGTCAAGAACGTCTGGGTCCGGGTCGAACGAATAGGGGTTGCAACCGAACGCGATCAAAATACGCGTAGCGTCAGAAATAAGCAGTTGCAGCACCTGAGTAGGGCACTCTGGACCTGTTACAAGATCGCCTCTGGTAGCGAAATCAGGTTGAGTACCGGGGCCCGGTACCCAGATATAAATAGAACCGCCACGGTAAGAGAACAGCAAAAACTCACCATAATTAACTTGACTCCACAGCCGAAGCTGCTGACCAACACCGGTCGTAAAACCGTCGCCCCAACCTAACCGGCTCCAAGGGCCAGCGCCCCAACCAGTACCAGCGGTATATACCGCTTTACCGGTCTCAATCTCGTATTCAAACGTAGCACCGTTAGTGGCGACCCCGCCAGTAGTGGCTGGGGTGGTTGTAGTAAAAGTCCAGAGAGTGGAGGTAAGTACCGTAATCTGCCAGTTGCCATTGATACGCGCGGCGGCAATACCATTAACAAAACCGGTAACGGTTGAAATAGTTACGAAATCACCCGTCTGACCACCATGTCCCGGATCAGCTACGGTAATTGTTGAAGATGCTACGGCTGCACCAGTCAAGTGTGACGCGGCTGTAGTGCTGTTATACCCACGTATGCAGTCAATCAGCGTATCGCCAGTAATAGCACCATAAAAAATCTCTTCAGTATCTATAAAAACGACCCCACCACCGGGGGAGAAATTTGTAGTGCTGGTCAATACGATAGATGTCTGTGTAGCGTTTATTGCCCCATTAAGTGTAGATACCGCTGTGGTAAACGCATTTGAAGCTACTGTACTAGTGTATCGGATAGGCGTGATGTCGTAGTACGCGCCACCACTTTCTACGTAAAACTTTAAATGGGTTCCTACTCCAACAAGGTTAAAACTTTTCAGAGTTACCCAATTCCACAACGAACGGCAGATGCCTAAGAAAGTATTGGCAGAAAACGCTATCCAGCCGCCGATCTTTTCCGGATAGCCCGAACGAAACCGTACCTTATCGCAAGCAAACCAGCCGCCTTCGTTAGCAAGCGTGGTGCTCTCGCGGTTTACACCGGGGCGAAATTGCAGTCTCTGTAGAGGCATGATTAACCTATGTTAATAGTCAGACCTTGAATGGCTGGCATTGAGGTAACAGACACAGTCACACTCTGTGTGGCTTCCCACGGTTGCCCGCAGTTAGTGCACATACCACTCGACGCCTCGCGCTCACTGACGGGGTCTTGACAGTGAATACACACCTGCTCAATCGTATGCGCTGACTCCACGGTGCCGTCAGGTAAAACTGTTGCTTCTCTAATGAGTTTCATTGGGTGCCCTTTATGTCTTTATGCAGGGTAGAAGTGCTACGTTACGTGGGCGGGTTTCAGTAGATGTACTGTAATTAAAGTCAATCCTGTCCATTGTGTTCACTGCGGTATCAACAAATTTACCCGCAATCCCGCCACCAAGTGGACCACCACTGTATCTGCCGGGTTCGTTAGTATTGATCTGCACTCCATCCCCATACCACTGGACTTGCCCGCCTTGCGCTGATCCAAACACACGTGCAGGATCAACCCCGCGTCCGTCGTCCCAACCACGTATAAACTCGCCCCGCAAATCAGGCAAATTAAAGGTGGTACTTCCATCGCCGGAACCAAATGTCGTCCCCAGTACGCCAAACAATGCTGCGTAAGTGGTACGCGAAACAGCAGCGCCGTTGGCTTTTAAATACCCACTAGGTGGAGTGTTTGCAGCAAACCAAAAAACAGCCCCTGATGGTACTCCACCAATTAATTGGCCGGTTACTGTCAAGTTACCTTGTACAGTGGCGTCCCCCGCGATAGTGGTGCCGGTGGTTCCGTTAATAACGGTTGTCATTTGTTACCTCACTTAAAGAACGGGCCGACAAGCCAGCATACGGCTGAATAGCGCGTACCCGAAATTACATCCTCAACCCCATGTAGCAAAAATGACGGGAAGACTAGCACCGTGCCTTTCTTCTGCGGGGGGTAATGCCGCGCATGTCCGTCCTGAATAAAAAACCTACCGCCTTCAAAGTCGTCGTTCAAAAACGCCAGCACCGTTAGCTTGCGGCAGTCAGGTTCATTTGGGTTTAGGAACGTATCTACATGCGCGGTATAGCGACCCCCTGCCGGGTACTTCAAGAACTCGCCTTGATTAGCATGGGTGACGTTGAACTTCCACGCACGGTTGTTTGCAGCAAAGCCAGCCGCAGCTAGACGACCACCAATGTCTTTATAGACCGGCAGCATCACGCGCTCGACGTTGCGAATCTCTGTGTTAATTGCACCGATGCCTGAACCAATGATGGGCGGCAGGGTTTGAACCATTTCTTGCGTATAAGTCTTGACGATAATGTCGCACGCTTCTGGTGTCAGGATGTCGTCGTATACCCAGTGACGCAGGTTCTCTGGCTCTTGCGCAGGCAGGTTCAGGCCGGGGCGCTTGTCGAACTTCCACTCTTTGTGTGGGCCGTCAGCATCGACGTAGTGTAGGAACACCTGTGCTTGCCATTTGCCTTCGGTGTACTTTTCGCGCCAATGATGTTTGGTCATGCCTTGATATAAAACCGCATCACCAACATCCATGCAAATTTCGGAAGCATTAGATTTGTCGATGTCATCGCCCATGTATATAGGCCAGACATCGCCTTCAAACCCTAGCGTAACTGTTGCGCTGATCTCACATGACTCGCGGTCAGTATGGTTCTTTAACTCATCGCCCGGCGCATATAAACGGGCGTAAGAATAGGTTGGCAAAAGGCGCTTGCCTGATGCTGTCTCGAAATGCGGTAGAAGCTGAACCAGCAGCGAGTCAAATACCTGTGCACCGTGGATTGCTTCGGACTTCGGACACTGCACGTCTTGCGCCGTTTGCTTGTTTGCTACAAGCTTTTTCAACTCAGCCGTTAGCTGGGCGCAGTTATCCTTGTCCAAGAACTCGGTGAGATGGACATACTTCTGTACTGCAAACTGCGAGACTGGGTCGCACATAAATTAATAAAACTCTTCGACGATGACTACGCCGGGTGCGCCGGTTCGACCAGCCGGAGCACCTTGACCCGCTGCCGAACCTCCACCACCACCAGCACCCCAAGTTGTAGCAGGATTTCCTGCGCCCTGCCCACCGCCACCAAAAATAGAATTGCCACCGGTACTGCCGGGGTTTTGCCCAGTAGTCGATGCTTGGGCCCCAGCGCCACCATCAAAATTTATATTGCCGTTACTCCCCACACCGCCAGCACCTCCGGGAGCTTGCGCAGCGCCGCTACTTCCGCCTGTCGCAGAGATCACAGTCAAAGGCGCTACGCCAAATGATGAAGTACCACCAGCAGCGGCGGCTGTGAATGGCACCGCACTTACAGGGAGCGACGGAGCCGGATAAATCCTAATAGCTGCGCCACCAGCGCCACCACCTGAACCACCACCCGCAGGAGTGGCACCTGTCCCGCCTGTTCCCCCGCCGCCAACAACAGTAACTTTGATTAGCTTCAAACCGGGTTTAGAACTAACCGGCCCCCAACTACCGGGGGAAGTGTAGGTGTTTAGAACATAAGGATCGCCGCCACCGCCGCCGCTAACTGGCTGGCCTGCAACAGTCAATCCAACAGGAATATCAACAATCCCATTAGCGTTAATTTCAATATAGCCATTTCCGCCAACCGTAATAGCTGCGGAGCCGTCGTTATTTGCTGTAATTCCTGCGCTCATAACCCACCCTATTAGTATTCAATCACTACAATACCCGGTGCACCTTGCCCGCCAGTAGCGCCACGACCTGAACCACCACCACCGCCGCCATACACCGTAGCTGTACCACCATTCCCGCCACTAGCATCGCCACCGAAACCACCGCCACCCCAAAAACTTGCGCCACCCATACCACCACCACCGGTAGCGATGCTTGGGCCAAACGAGGCGTTTGTACCCTGACCACCGGGGATATTAATTGTGCCACCTGTCGCGGTGCCTCCAGATATGCCCGACCCGACCCCCGCAAGTATGTTAATTCCTGTTCCTATTACTGTAGTATTTACACCGCCCCCAGCACCTATAGTAATTGCTAAAACCTGTCCAGCAGTAACAGACGCAATTAAAATAGCCGTACCACCTGCACCTGCACCGGCTGTGCCTGACCCAGACCCGCCACTGCTACCTGTACCCCCGGCACCTGTAGCTGTGATTTTTAATTTTGTCGTGCCTGTTGGAACAGTGAAGTTAAACGTACCTGTGCCGGTGTTTGCAAGTGGTGTACCGGTGGTGTTTGTAGCAGTAGTGGGGTACGTAGCCGCAGAGATATTAGTAAAGCCCCCGCCAAGAATTCCACCAGTAGCTGTTAAGCTGCCAGCGACAACCACGTTTTGTGTCGAACTAACAGTAATGGCAGTGGTGCCAGTGCCAGTGCCAGTTTTGATTTCTAACGCGCCGGTAGTGTCAGCGGTATAAGTTAAACCACCGTTTGTGGAGTTGCCCGCAGTAATTGTGCTTGCCATAGTGATTCCTTAATTACCCGATTACAACAAAGTTAGACCCGGGCGGAAGAGTTAAAGCTGCCCCACTTGCAATGCTAAATGGGCTAACAGACATTGCGTTTTTGCCCGGATTTATAGAGTATGAAGTTGGCATAACTTGAGACGTTTCGTATATCGCGCCACCAGCAACAGCGCCAGCACCAGCAGCCGATGAAATCCAAGAAGTACCGTTGGACTGAAGTAGATTACCCGAAGACCCCGGGGCAACGGCAGATACAGTAGCGCCTGTACTATTACCAACCAGTACACCAATCGGGGCAGACAGACCAGTACCCCCTGAACTAACGGGGAGGGGACTTCCAACCGTCAAAGAACCAACTATATGGCTTGCGGAACTAAATAAATCAGTGCCATCTGTCCATATCTGAGAGGTTTTACCTGCGGGTATTAGTGCCCCAGTGCCTTTAGGCGTTACGTTACCGTCAACGGTACTGACAAAAATAGTCACGTCATACGCAGCGGCATTACGCATAATATACGTCTTGGGAACCGGCGGAATGTACACTTGGTACGCCGCAGTAATAGTGGTGCCATCTACGTCAAGACTTACAACCGCGCTTCGCGCTTCATCAACCGCGCCATTGTTAGTGCTTAGTGGGTACTTCAATACACCGGGACTAGCAGCGGACGCAATCACCGATACATAGCCAGTAATACCGTCTTCAATCAACGTCCCTAAATTCAGGTTAGTTGTATTGCCCCATGTACCTGACTGTTCGCCATTTGGGATCAGTTCAATACGTAAACTAGGTGAGTATTCTGAACCTGCCATGTCTATTCCTTACTTTTGCCTGACGGCGTTGTATTGGGCGTAGCACTGTTTGAGGGCGAACCGGAGTTCGTCGGCTTCTCCAGCGAGCCGGACAAGAAATTCGCTATCCGGTCGGTAAAGCTCTTTTCCGGTACAGCCGCCTGATCCAACGCCGGAGGCACTGGACACGGAATCGCCTTGGGTGGGGCGCTCATTCCTGTCGCGCAGGCTGTTAACA